ATATGTTTTATCAGATGGGCCAGCAATGCCGGCTATTAAACGATTTGTGTCGCTAAAATAATATCCTGCCGGTGCAGTGAATTTAATCATTGCACCTTTAGTAGTGTATTTCATATTATAAGTAGAATATGTTCCTACTGGTATAGGAGTATTATTGCTACCATTAATGTTAAAGAAATAACCAGTTAAACTACTAGCATTAACTGTTTGTTCTTGCCAATATACTGTGCCGTCACCGGAAGCCGCATTAACATTGTATCTCGTATAATCTTGTATATAATATTGTCTAGCACGATTATCTGCTAATAGTGCACCTAATGTATCTGTTAAGAATGTGATGATATCGCCGGATGTAGTGATAGTTAATAATATATTACCATCAGTATCATCTTGATACATACCACCGTCACTTGAGAATGAATTTGTGCTGGAGTATTTTCCGGTTGGATCTAACAGGTCTAAGTTTTTTGATACGCCAACAGAACTGCGGTTAATAGCTTTGCTTTTAACAATAGAACTGTATAATGTGTATGGGAAATTGTTGTAATCTTCACCATTAACCATTCTGTTCTGTGTATAGTAGCGGGAAGGGGCACGTTGTTTAATGTTTGCTAATGTTTCTCTTGCCTGTGCGTTTGACACTGGTGTCTGTAATTCTAATCCTAATGTAAGTGTTTCTGTTCGTCCTAGCCTGCTAATATAACTTAATGTAACTGATAGATTTTGCATCTCAGTTGGATCAATAGTATATGTCAATGCATTACCTGCACGTACATATGCTCTAAATGTTCCAACCGGGATCTCGGAAAATACTCCATCACCAAAAACGTAACTAACTTGGTCGTTAAATCTAGAGCCAACTGAGAATATTCTGCGAACGCTATTTTCAGTTTGTAAATAAGCATCAGCATAAACATTCTCTACTTGATTCCATAACGTTCTATTAACTGCAGAGCTGTTATCAGTACTTAACTGATATAACCAAGTATCTGTATTATTGATACCTTGGATGTCAATATCAACTACTTGATTTGAAATCTGTTGTGCTAAATTAAAATCAAAATTCTGCAATGTTCCTTGCTTGAAATAAAAGAAGAAACCTGTATTTGGACTGCCATAACCTAACTTGTCATTGCGATAAGCCATATTCATTCTGCCACTTGGTGCAGGAGGAATTTCGTAAACATAATCTTCATCCAACGTAGTGGAACTAACTAATTCAAAATTCATTGCTTGATTATCTACGACCGAAGTGAATGGCACAATTGGTAATGTGTTTTGTGGAATATTAATTGTATACTCATCCGTTTTAATACCTGATAATTGTGCTGTATTACCCGGGCGTCCAACTCGCTGTGTGTTAATCAATGTTGCGTTGATAATTGTATTATATTGTTCTAACCAATTAACATTAGCAGGGTCATTCCACAATATAGCTTGATTGCTTAAATTAAATCCATTTAGATCCGTAATGTTTTCGGTAGTTTGAATGCTTGTTACTTTAATATAACCCTGGCCAGCTAGGTTACGTTTAGGAGTATAGCTGATTAAATTTGCTAATTTAACAACACTATCTCTGCGTTCAGCCGTATCAATAAAGTTTTCACGGGCATTAAGATCACTACGGAATGCAAGACCTTGACCCATAAAAGCCATAACGTCCATTAATGCTATGAATTCACTTGATTCAATGTAATCATTAAAAGTTTCTGGATAGTAAACACGTATATAATCTATAAAACTTTTACGTAATGTTTCATAGTCATATGAACGGAAATCGGCTTCACGGAAGGTTTGATAGATTGCCTTCCAATCGTTAACGCCGAATAATGCTGATTGTCGTGAGCTGGTTGCCATAGTGGTGTTCTCTTTTAAGTATTTATCTTAAATGAAAACACCATTTTTGGAAGATTATTGAATTACTGCGGTATTTGTACTATTATTGAAGAAAACACTAAGAATTTCTGCGTTATTAAAAGGTGCAACAGCTAGTTCTACTTCAAGTAATATACCGTTTTCTTGTGGATATGCGCTAACAGTATTAACTAACATTCTTGGGTCTTGATTAGCCACTCGTCTGATTTCTGTTTCTAATTTGTTCTGTACATCAAACGTATTAGGCTCAAAAACAAAACTCCAAAGAGTAGTTCCATATCCCGGGTTTCCAACTTTTTGCCCTTGTTGAATATTCAATGCATTAATGAAATCTTGTATAACTAATTGTTGGTCAACTAACCTAAACTTTTTACCAGGAATAACTGGTTGTACCATAGAGCCCACACCACCTGCAATACCCGCTGGTAAATTAGTAGATCGGGGCTTGTTAGCGTTAATTGTACTGAATCCAATGTATGTTGGCATGATTATCCTCTACTGTATTTATGTTATGCTGTCACGGAGCCGCTAGCGGTAGCTGACGCATTTATTTTTTTTCTTAAATCTTCAATTTGTTTATCTAAATTAGTTATATTTTCTCTAGCAGTATTGAGAGCCGCTTCTGCACTTGCAATGCTTGGATCGCCTGCAGGTAATTCAGTTTTAGCTTTAGTACTAGCATATCTAGCATCGTTTAGTTCTTTTTGTAAGTCAAATCGTTTATCATTTAGTGTGTTAATTTCTTCTGTTGTTTTATTATATTCTGCAATACTACTTTCAGATTGAGTTGTTCCCAATGTAGCCGGATTACCTTCAAAGTTTGGCATCGGTATCTTTGCACTACCCAATAAAGATGTTATTGATTGAGTTAATTCTCCTCTATCGGTGGTATTAATAGCTACTGTTGGTAATTTAATTTGTACTGCACCTCCTGAACTCATTGAACTTATTGCGGCATTTAATTGTGCGGCTGCGCCAGCTGGTAGACCAGCAGATGCTAATGATGCTAATGATAGTTTACCACTCTTTAAATCATCTAACCCTTTTGTTAACGATCCGGCTGCACCTGTAATTGCATTTAATGCACCTGAAGATGCTAGTGGGTTAATTGATGTTAAACTAGATATACCATTTGTGATTGATGTTGCTTGACCAATTAATCCTGTTACTGCACTAACTCCCGGCACACTATTAATTGCACCAACTGCATTATTAACTACTGCCGATACAGCTCCGCCTCCCGGTAATGATCCCAAACCAGTAGATAGATTTGCTGTTATACCCGTCGCTGTTTTTAATAATCCAGATGCTACTCCTGTTACTGCACCTACTACTCCGGTTATTCCACTAGTAACTGACCCTACTACTCCACTAATTGCACTAGTTATCCCACCTGTTACTGCACCTATTGCTCCGGTTATTCCACCTGTTACTGAGTTTAATGCTCCGGTTAATGAATTCGCTGCCGGAGCTTGGGCGGCCGCTTGTGCTTTTTCTGTTATGTCTTTAATATTTTGCGGGACACCAACAGCTAGTGTTGGTAACGCATCGCTAATTGCCGAAAATGCACTACCGGCAATGCCCTTAGCACTATCTAATAATCCTGATATACCAGCAACGGCACCTTTTGCCATACCAGTTAGTGAAGTTGCAATACTACTTAAACCACCTGTAACAGTGGATGCCAAATTACCTGCAAAATTGCCTGCAGAAACTAAACTTGCGGCTGATCCTAATACAGTATTCAATGCTCCAGTTGCCGCACCTACTACATTTGATATTGCTCCATTAACTGCTCCTACTACTGCACCTGCCGCGTTGCTAACTAAATTTACAGTATTTTGTATACCGGCTGTAGCGGCTGACATTACCAATCCTGCTATAGCTGTACCTGATTCTTTACCTGTAATTAATCCAGTTTGTGTTAGTGCTGTTTGTGCTTGCGTGAAAGTAGCAACCTGTGTTGCTACTTGTGCTACGGGATTATTTACATAGCTAGTTAAATTTGCCGCTCCATCTTTTCCTGTAAACAAGTTTGGTGTTAATGCCTTTGTTATAGACATACCATCTTTTATATTCTTTTCAACTAATGCTGCCGCTCCTGGTTTAATTACACCACCTGCTTCAAGTTGTGCTGGACTTTGTGCCATTGCACCTACTGCCGCAACAGCGCCATTTGCTGTTTCTACTGCACTTGCACCCAATTTCACTGCAGCGGCCGCGGGTCCTGTAGCAGCCAACGTAGATATTTGCCCAACCATTGTACCCGTTGTGTTCTTATCTAATGCCGCACTAATAGCTGCCGATGGAGGCACAGTGGCAGCAACTGCAACAGTTACTGGAGTAATGGGTGAGTCTGCGCTGGCATTTGCGGCCGCTACTGCTGAACTTGGTGCAGCCGGTAATGCCGCACTTGCATTGTTATTAACTTTAACATCCACACCTTGATTAGCACTAGACCATGGTGCATGTGCAGGTGCTCTACTTACAATACTTAATAATTTGCCCGGTGCCGCTAACCAACCCTTAGTAGCGTCATTTAATGTATCAGTATGTGCTACTACTGGTAATGGTTTAACTTCTTGAGGAACTAAACTTGATGCTCCTGTATTTAAATTAATCTTACTACCGTTAAAATATGTTATAGAATCACTATAAAATGATGAATCGGCTGCGCTAGCAAAACTCATCTTACCATCTACTTTAGTTGTATATGTACCAGAGGCATATAAACTGAAATCTGTTCCAACTTTGTGTGTGGTTTGTTTTTCACTATTAATTGCAATAGTATCAGCACTTATGTTTAGTGCCTTACCTGCATTAATATTAATATTATTATCAGCGTGTAAATTCAAATCACCTTGTGTTCTTACATTAAATGAGTTGGTAGAGTACATATCAATTGTGCCTTCTTTACCTAACTCAATATAACTTTGTCCGTTAGCGTGAATAATGAATAATGTTTGCCCGTCATCACTCATTAATATTTGATGTCCTAATCTACTGCGTAGTCTTACTAATTGGTCACGAGCTAATATATCTCC